ATGGGACTGGGGCGCTGTTTTGGTGCAAAAATGGCCACCACCGAATGGGTGGCTAGCCTTCGCCAGCGATTCGATGAGCTAGGCTTCTGCGAACCGAACTCCAAGGAAGGCTGCTATGCCAAATAACTCAGATTCCAACATTGCCACTGCAGATGCACTCACGTTACTCCTGCACAACCAGCATGCGCTTGGGGCGGCGATAGAGGAGGTCACGAAGTGGCTTTCAGAGAAAGGCGCAGAGGCTGTGGCGGAAAACGCACTCGTGGCCATGGAAGCCTTGGATACAAATGCAAAAGCAATTACAGACGCGATTATGCGCCTACGGCAATCCTAGGGAATGCCGCTGTTCTGCTTCCAGTATCGACCATATCCCAGCCGCTATGAGAATCATGGAGAAGGGGAAGCTATTCAATCAGTCGTTGGGCTGAGTAACTCGGCTTCCTCGACCTCGGTGAATAAAAACTCTTCGAGGCTGCAAATTAGGATATCTAGGGAAGGAGACTTGCCTCGAACTGTTACATAGAGTTCTTCGTCACTTAGAGCATCTACCGTTCGATTGATCTGACTTGTTTTTTTCTTGTAGGCTAATCCCCATTCCGAATAAATTTCGTGCAGCTTAGCCGCAGGTTGCGACCAAGCGTCCCCGCGAGTTGATTCAATATCGTGACCTTTCGCTACGATTGATTCTAAGGTCATACTGGCGTTAATTCGCTCATAATGGGTGTGCTCGTCGATAAACCAAGCCTCCACCTCTAAAATAGCTAATACTATTTCTATAGGCGCACCTTGTTCCGGAAGCCCAACGGCAAGAAAGTCTTTCACTTTTTGCAACTGATCGTGACCATGCGGGAAAACATCGCGCAATCCAATAATTTTTGAATATCCGTTTTGTGTCAGCGCACCGTGCTGCGCTATGACTTGGGACTTAACTTGCGCATCATTGTTGCAATTGACCATCAATACAAAAAACTCAGCACCCTGAACCTGCCGCATTTCTACAAGCTGCAACAATCCACAGAATTGCTCCTGAATTTCAAATGTAACTCCTCGCTTCCCTGCGATAGATTTTATTAATTTAATGACAAATTGCTGTTCAGTGAAACCCTCAACGAAAATAGCGACCTTTTTCATTGTCTGTCTCACATGAAATAATTAGAGGCAAAGAAGTCGAAGTTGTTCAAGCCAATAAATTTGAAACTTTCAAATTCCTCCGGCGAATTTCTTTCATTTATCACGCTTACAGTTGTACCTGTGCGAGTAAGGATGGACCAGTACTCCAGCGGCACTTTATTCATCACGAACTGATCGTTAGTGGTCATCACAATCTGGCTGCCGGATGTTTTAACCTTATGTATTAATAGTTCAATCAGCGATTTGGAGCGACTGAAATCTAATCCTTCACCTATGTCGTCAATAACAATCAAATTTTTATTTTTGTCAAATATTGAATAAGTCAGTGAGATAGTTAATGCTAATGCCCGATACATGCCTTGCGACATTGATCCTTGTAAAATCTTAGACTCAACGCCGTTCTCTGTGACACACAAACCATAAATATTCGATGCTAACCCTGGCACATTAACTGTAATGGTTGTGCATCCGACTTCAATCAGATCGTACCCCAGTAATCGCATATCCTCGATAATCGCTTTATCAAAATCTTCTGCATATCTTCTCCATCCGTCTAAATATACCTCAACAACATTTTTCGCTTTCTGAACGTTTTCAATAGGAGCTTCCATCCTATGTTTAACCTGCTCAGGCGTTATAAGTTCTAGTCGTCCAAAATCCGATCCGAAGTGATACATTTCAGAAGACTCGCCCCAACTAATCAGCGGATCCAGGAATGAATGCTGAATTTCATCTTGCTTGTGAGCAATTGCGATTAAGTCTCTAGGTACTTTGAATTTTAAAAACTTTTTTTCCTCTTCATAAAAAATCTGGCCCACTCCCTCTTCGTCTCGAGATAGCTTTAGTTCGGAGTTGATGTGTAGTGTCTCTTCAATAACAGTGCCCGCAACAATTGAAAGCTTGTATAGGTAGGTGTCGCCATTATTTTCGAGTAGTACTTTGTATTTGCCAGAATGAAGACCTTTTTGCTGCTTTCCACAAAATATCTGCGAAACTCCGAATATAACTCTGGCGGTTCTAGTTTTGCCGGCGGAGTTTTTGCCTACGAATAAATTTATATTTGTTAATTCGAAATTGGTAAGGGTCCATACATTAGGTAGTCCCTCAAATTCGCTATATTCTATTTCTTTAATTCTCATGTATCAGTCCATTCGCTGTAGTCCAGAGGAGGTCTGGCACTGGTTTACCTCACAGTCTATTTCGGGAAAGTGATTAACGCTAATCTTTTGTGACCTAAAAACACCCACGTTGAGCACCTCTCGAAGTATGCCCGTATCGCACACTACCTTTGCTATCAACGAAGTGGAAAGGCCTGCGCCTCAAAGAGCGTTTAAATTTTTGATGGAACGAGATGGCACGCAGCTGGTGCACCAATAGGTATTGATGGCTGACGAATTCAATTAGGGGCATTAAATATGCTGATCGATCGGAGTTGTGAGCGATCGTTTCTTGAAGATTGCTACCTTGGCGACGGGATCACAGAATTCCAGCCTATGTTCAATCGGCCCCCACACCTGGCCACGGTGTGGCGGCCTTTTTTTCGCAGCGTGGCAACCAGTCCCCCCCAGGCTGACTTACCACTTCATGACCTTCTGACTTCGGTGCAAGCGTGGCCTGAGCGGATTCAATGTAGAGCTGTAACCGGTGACAGCTTCAAGGCCATTTGCAACATCCCCACCACATCCGGTCCGTCTTCATTGATCCACGTCCCATAGTGCTGACGGATCATGTTGCCGTTGGTATGGCCCATCTGTTCGGCGATCCAGTCGATCGACGCCACCCCGGTGGTCAGCAGTTGACTGGCGTAGGTGTGCCGGCACTGTCCGGGTCCCCGATAGCGAACGCCGGCGGCGAGCAAATGCGCCTTGAAGAAGCGATCGCGCACCACGAAGTCGTTGGCGTGCGGCAGGCCGCTTTTGGTATTCAGGAACACAAAGTGCAGCTTGTGTTGCCGCACCGTCTTGTTGTCCCGCTCGACCACCTCCACGGTTTCCGCTTTGCGTTTGCGGGTCAACGCATCGATCTTCTGCAGGGCGTCCCAGGCGGGTGCCAGCAGGCGCACTCGGCGCGTCGATCGGCGGGTTTTCGTCACCCGGTAGGCGCCGCGTACCTTGGACCGGCGAAAGGTCACCGTGCCTTGAGCTAGGTCGACATCCTCCCAGGCCAGGGCGATCGTCTCCGACACCCGTGGGCCTGCCCATAACATGAACTGCACCATCAGCAGTTCATGCGTGCGGCTGGTGGGGGTGTCGAGGATCTGTTTGATTTCCGCGCGGGTGAACGGGTCCGGGGCTTCCGGATCGGGTAGGCGCACCATCAATCCTTCGGTCGGGTCGTGCGCGACCTTCATCCGCGTGCGGTACAAGCGAAACACCTGGCGCACGTTGCTGATGATGTCGCGGATGGTCTTGTTCTTCAGGGTCTTCGACAGCGTGTCCTGAATCCAGACCTGCAGGTCGAGGTGATCGATCTGGTTGATCTGCACCTTGCCCCAGCGTGGCCGCACATGCACTTCGGCCTTGTTGGCGTAACCTCGGTAGCTTGAGGCCGCGACGCTGTTGGCCTTGATCTTCAACCACAGATCCAGGTAATGACCAAAGGTGTTTTCCACCAGCCTGGGCGAGTTCGGAAAGTGCCGGGCGTAATCGAAGGTGCCGGTCTGGATCTCGTATTCAATGATGTCGGCCAGGCGCTTGGCCTGGGCCACGGTAGCCGGTGTGTTGCTGCCCGGGACCGTTTCCCGGCACTTCTCCCCTTTGTATTGAAAATAGATTCTCACGGACTTGCCGCGAGCTTCGACCCCACTCATGTAAACCCCTAAAGCTGTACTCGTATTTCGACAGTCTGACGATCGGAAACAAAAAGGCCCGTTTCCGGGCCAAGTATCTGCAAGCGCGTCTTCTGGTGGACGCGGCTTATGGTTTGGGCTTGTGCCGGCGCAGGTGGGCATTCAACAGCTGACGCCGCCGGCTGCAGGCCTGGTGATTGCCCTGGGCGCGCCACTTGCCACACTGGTCGCACACGCTGGTGTGATCCATGTTCCAGGGAAAGCGGCGCACCGGTGTTGCGGCAGGGTCATTGGTCATGGCGGGACGTTCCCCGAGTGGCCGGGGTGGCCAGCAGTTGGCTGATCACGGCGACGTCCGTTTCGCTCAGGTCGCCCAGGGTGCTGGCCATCTGGCTGAGGCTTTCCAGGCGCGTTCGAGCTTCAGGGGTTTTATGCACCAGGTAGCCGATGACGGCGGCGCCGATGATCGCGGTCGCCACCAGGTGCCGCGCCGGTGTGGTAGCCTGCGTGCCGCTGCTGTTTAGGTTCTGTGCTTGCATGGTATAGCCCTCTTTAGCGGTCAGGTGTCGGGGAGCTGCAACTCCTCGGCACTGTTTCTTACCAGTCATTCCCAACGAGCTAGGTAAATCACCAGATCGTCAAAACTGGGGTCGTGTTCGACACATGATCGCCACTCCAGCACCTGCTGAATCTGCGTACGTGTGCAGAAATCCACCAGAATTTCTCGCTGCCCATCAACGGCCTGAGCTTCCAAGACGTCCATGAGGCCGTACTCCCCGAAGATCGCTGCGTTAATAAATGCTGGGATTTTTCCTCCCGCGATCGACTCCTTGTAAATCTCCTGCAACTTGTAAGTACCGATAGTGCCGGCACTGCCCATAAACACTTGGATCTGCATCGGTGTTGCTCTCCTTACGCCTTGAATGTCCAGCACTTGACGGTGGTCGGCCGGGGTTGTGAAACGGGGTTGCGGTGGTTGAAGGCAGCGCGTACGGCGCTGTGCACGGCCTTGTTGCTGTCGAGGAATTTGCGCGATCGCGACTCTTTGAGCAGGTCGCGCAACGTGGCCACGTCGGCCAGCTTCTGTTTGTGTTCGGCGGCGCGCTCGCAGAATTCGTTGAGGTTGATGGCGATCACGGCCGGGTCACTGCTGTGGTCGACCACCGGGTCTTCGCTCAAGGATTCGAGGTAGTCGTAGACCTCCCAGAATTCGGCGACGGCCGGATGGTCAGAACTGATCGAGGCCTGGCGCTCGATCGCCATCCGCACGATTTGCCGTTGCGTGGCGGCGACTTGCGGATCACTCAATTTCAGCACCAGGCGCAGCGCGTCCAGCAGCGAGAGCAGTTGTGCGTGGTTCTTGCTGATCCGCTCTACGCGGATGTAGCCGCGCAGGTCATAACCGCAACTGCTGCAGTTGCCCTGGTCGCTGACATAGGCCGTGCTGCAGGCAAAACAGTGGGTGTGCAAGCGGCGCAGTTTGGCTTCGTGTTCGGGCATGCGCTGGGCGAACAGATCAAGCACAGCGGATTCTTTGCCCACCGCTTTCAAGAGGAAGTGGCTGAGGGTGCCGCCGTCCAGTGCGTTCAACTGGTCAGCGGCCGCACGGCTTTCCGGGGTGACAGTCGGGCGTACAAAGTGCAGTTTGACGATGCGCGTCATGATCGCTTCGTGAGCCACCACGGCGGCGTTCTGGCTGATGGCGATCGTTCCCCGAAATGGCGGTTCGTACGTCTCGTTGCCCGCCGTCTTGACGCCTTTTGTGGCCAGCGTGCCGCCGCCGTAGAAGTCTTTCAGCTCGTCCCATTCGAAGGTTTTCGCGTGTGCCCGATCGTCGCTGTGGCGATCGGCTTCCAGAAAAACCACCGGCATACCGGAGACCTGGCCCATCAGGCGCGAACGCCCGGCCTTGGTCGATTTCATCGGGTCGAAGCCTTCATAGCCTTCGCGTCCGAGCAGTTTCCACAGCAGGTTGAGCAGGGTGGTTTTGCCGGCACCGGCTTCACCGGTGGCTTCCAGAAACGGGAAGGACTGGTAACGCGCTCGGATCTGTTCGCAGAACAACGAGCCGAAAAAGAACACCAGCGCGACGAAGCCTTGGGCGCCGAAGCAGGTCCACAGCAACCGCACCCACTGCTCGTTGAAGTCTTTGCCGTCCCGCTGCAGCTTGATCGGGACGCCTTTCTGCAGGGTTTTCAAGCGCAGCTTGCCGAACTCGAAATAGTCTTCGCTGTTGACCTTGTAAGTGGTGCCATCCTTGATCGCGATATCGCCGTAGACGTAGCAAGCGTATTCCTTGCTGTAGCCGACATAGTCGATGGTCGACACGGTTTTGATGCCGAACAGCTGGTCCTTCATCAACTTGTCGAGCTGCTGTCCGCTCCCTGTGAACATGGCACCGGCGGCCATGCCGAGTAGGCGCTTTTTGAATTCACTCGCGGCGGACAGCTGGCCGCTGGTGAAGGTGTTTTTTACGCTTTCAGAGTCGTGAGGGAAGTCCACGCGCAGGTAATACCAGGACTCGTCGGTGACTTCGTTGCGCTGAAAGTACAAGGCTTGCGGGTAGCAGTTGGCAATCTCCACGACGCTGCCGGACTGCTGCAGCGCCTTTTCGCGCTGTTGCGCCTGGTTGAGCAACTGGTCGTCGTGGTTCTCGCTGTCCTCGATGTCGGACATGGCCCGGTTGAATTTCTCCATGTCCAACTTGAACCAGTACAGACGGCTGCCAAAACCCAGGTGAAATTCGCCACGCTTGTTCCAGTCGTACATGAGCAAGGCTTTTTCCGCTGCGCTTTCAGCCAGCAGCAGGGCACCCTGATGGCGGGCTTGTTTGAGGTCCGAAGCGATCTGTTCAGCGCGCTTGGCATCGTCCTGAATGAAGTTCCAGCGCTGGTGCAGGTCGTTCCAATCAGACTTACGACCATCGCGTTGCGGGATCTGTGCTGACTCACAGACGAAACCCAAGGCACGGGCTTCGCGGACCCAGCGCCGGGTGTAGGCGTTGGCGCTCGGTTCGTTGTCCAGCGCCCAGACCAACTTGGGCAGCTTGCCGCCCTCACGGGTTTTGATCAGGGCCTTGAGCGAGTCGCCAGGGAATGCGTTGGACGACATGGCCGATACGGCCGCGATGTCGTTGTGCACCAGGGCTATGGCATCGAAGATGCCTTCGACAATCCACAGCTCCTTGACCTCAAGCAGGTCGACGCAAGGGGGGCACCACCAGACGCCGCGATAGCTGTCCTTGGACTTGAAGCGCGCTTTCATCTTGCCGAAACGGTGCGGCTGATCGATCAGCCGTTCCCACCAGCCGCCTTTATCCAGAGCAAAACGCACCGTGGCGCTGCCCGCATTGTGTTCGGGCGAGTAGAAACTTTCCTGCGTGAACCATCCCTGGATCAGCTCAAATCGAAAGCCCCGGGCAAACTCCAGATAAGCCCGGGCAGTGGCGTTAGGGTGCTGGTCCGTCGCCGGCGCCCGCTTGCTCCAGTCCTCAAA